CCCAGCCACAGGCGCGCGGCGGCGATCACATCTGCCGCGGATGCCAGTTTCGGGGCAGGGCTCACAGCACAGCCCCCCTGTGCCCACCATCGCGCGTGGCGTAGCGGGTGACAGCATCCTGACCGGGGATATCGGGAAACCCCCTGAAATTGGCGATATTGGCAAAGCGGTCGCGGCAGGTCTCTGGGCGCTTGTCGCAGCCGGCCACAATCGTAAAGCTGTCGCCAACATTGATATCCAGAATAGGGGCTTCCAGCAGGATAATGCGCACCACGCCATCATTGAGCTCATGCTGGCTGACTTCCGCCTGACGGGTGGCATTAGCACCGCTGGTCCAGCTGATGATCCCGCGGCTGAAATGGCCTGCAGCAAAGCCCGATAGCCCGCCCGCTGTGAAGGCGCGGTCGCGCAGCAATGCGGTGATGGTGCCTGTGCCCTTGAATGCGGGACCCTCAAGATCGACCTTGCAGCGCGCATCGCCCAGTGCAGCATCGCAGCTGCCCTGGAAAATGCGGCCGACCTGCTGGTTCAGCACATGCGCCATTGAGCGCATCTCGGCCACGAACGACACGCGCCCGCGCCGGATTTCCCCGATCGATCCGCGCCGCAACAACACGCGCTGCGAAGTATCCTGCCAGTTCACCCGAAACACCTCGACCTGCGCATTGTCCCAGCGCCCGTCCGCGATATCGGTCTCAGTAATCCGGTCTGACGACAGCACCCCTTCGGCATCCTGCGCATCGACCGACATATCCGATCCGTGGCGCAGCTCGGACGGGATCAGGCCAGTCTCGCTGTCGAAGCTGGTGCCATCGAACTGAAGCGCGCGGTCGTGATCCGTAAAGCCGAACACTTGCCCGTCCGAGCGGGTGATGCGCCAGCACCAGGCTAGCGTGGTGGCGCCCGAGGCAAGATGCGCCTGCAGTGCAGGGACCAGGGCCTTCATGGCGCGCCACCCTCATCGCCATGCCCGTCAGGGTAGGGGTATCGCTGGCGGATCTCCGCGACCTTGTCGAGCCAGACCTGCTCGGAACCCTCCCCGCGCTGCCATTTAAAGAATAGCGGATCAGCCTCATGGCGGTAGGCGGTCGCACGATCCTCGCGCGCCGCTTCGAGAAGGGCTTCGGGGGTGAGTTCCGGTTCCGGCTCGGGTTCTGGCGATTTGGGCTTATCAATGATGACAAGCGCACCTGCTTCGTTCAGTGTGATACTGCGCCCTTCTAGTTTGGCCTCCAGCGCGTCACTGTATTGTTCTGGGTCAATATATGCACCACCCTCAAAGGTAGCCGTGCTCAACCGTCCGTCTGCAGAAACATATGGCATTATGAGATCCTCATGTAGAATGTGGCGGTTAAATGTGTCGGGTAGACCTCGTCGCCCATGAATTCTGTCTGGTCAACGCCATCTGGATCGCTGGATAGATCCTGATTGCCGTCAGACACATACTTGTCGCCACCGCTAGCATTCGCGATGCTCGAATTCTGGTTTCGAATGATACGTCTGTTTCCGCCCTCCCCTGAACTCTCCGTCCGGAAAGTGTGACTATGCGCCCGCATCTGGTCCCAGATGAGCTCCCCTGATGTTGTGCCGGGACGCAGGAACGCTTTTGATGTGTTGATCAACTCGACGCGCTGGCCTGCCAGCGGACCTACGGTGATTTCTGCGGAGGCTTCAATACGTGGCGCTTCGCCGTCCACGACCTCATTGATTAGCAAGCCTTCATTGAATTCCCCCGCGCCTGCCTGGTTCGCCGTGAGCCGGATGAACTTTGCGGTGCCTGAATTGTCGGGCAGATCTCCGCCGTCGATATGATCCCAGACAGGAAAAGGCTCGCGCAAGGGTTTGCCAAGAAAGGGGTTCGCGGAAATCGCGGCCAGTAAGGTATTTGCGAAATCCAACGCGGCGCGTGCCGCTGCCGGATCCTCCGCAGTGAACACTGCGCCCCCGACACTCGTTGCGCCCAGAGCGGCGCGCGCCGCAGCCTGATCCTCCGCCACGAACACGCCGCCCCCTACAGAACTCGCCCCCAATGCCCCTCGCGCGGCCTCTGCATCCGCCGCGGTAAACACCGCATCCCCTACGCTGGTCGTCCCCAGCGCTGTGCGCGCGCCTTCAGCCGTGATCGCACCAGTGCCACCGGCTGCAATGCCCAGTGGCAGTTGCAGGATCGACACCCAGAATTCGGTATCGGGCGGGGCTGTGCCGGTGATGGATTTAATGCAGTAATAGGTCACGCCATCAAAGGTCACGAAATCCAGTGGCCGGTACGGAAATGAGGGCGAATAGGGCCCGCGATAGATGGGCTGTACGCGCCCCAGATTGACTGTGACGGCCATCAGGTCACCTCATAGGTCATAAGCAGGTCTCCTTCTGCGTTGATGTCAATTGTGTCGATGGTGTTGCCGACGAAGCTCACGGTCAGATCGCCATCCTCATCGACTGCAAACGCCCCCAGATCATTGAGAAGCGCATCGCCAAGTGTGAGCAATGTGGTGCTGGCAGCCAGCGCCGAGGATTGTGCGGCGGCGGCATAGGGGGCGGCTGCCGAAGCGCCGGCATCTGCGGCGAGCGCCACCGCATCGCCAGCGTCCCCTGCTGCCGTCAGAGCAGTCTGCGCGCTGTCATTTGCCGCACCTGCAAAGCCTGATGCGGCCTGCGCACTGTCATGGGCAGCACCCGCTGCCGCGTGCGCCTGATCGCGGTACTGGCGTGTGAGCGCCACCAATTCTGGCGTGAGCACAGGGGCGGCGCTGTCGATACCGTCGGCCACATTGAACGGGTCTTCGCCTTCGGGGATGCCGACCTCGACATAGCGGTCGAGATCGCGCAGCTGGGCCAGAACCAGATAGAGGCCGGGATAGAGACTGCCCGAAATAACCCCAGATGCATTGGTCTGCAGCAGGGTGGGCTGGTCAACGATCACAGCGCCTGCCTGCGCTACGGTTTTGCGCGGCTGGCGGAACCAGCTTAAGGTGGCATTGGCGAATACGCTGCCATCGGGCAGCTGGAACACCCCTGTCAGGGGGCGCAATCCGGTGCTCATAGGGATATCCTTATCTTGAAAGCGGCTTGCGCGTTCACTCGCGCAACTCGATCAGGGGGATGGAGGTGATGGAGCCAGTGCGCTCGATATCGAGCGTCACATCGATCATGTCGGCACCAAAGCGGACGGGTACGTCAAATTCAAAACCTGCGCGGATCTCGACACCGGCAGGCGGGGCTGCTGTGAATGTCACCATGCCAGTGGCGTGATCAACACTGAAGCCGTCAAACTGCTCGACACCGTCCAGCGCCACCCGCACGGTGCCCGCAACCGGCCGCGTGATCGTGCGCCAGTAGCCATAGGCCTCAGACCCGTAATGCTTGCGCAGCTGGAACTGGGTGGCTGTGCCGGTGCCGGTGCCCAGCAGCTGGTTGCGGGCATCGCAGGCGCGCGAGGGGGCGCCGGATTTGTAATCCGACCAGTCCTTGAATCGGAAGCCATAGAGCCGCCCGTTGCGCGCCTCGAAAAACGCCACTACCGCTTGCAAGTCATCATTGCTGCGAATGCCATAGCCGATATCGAACTCGCGGCGCGAATTTGCCCAGGACGCGTTGCGTTCTTCAAAGCCCGAGGACAGCTCGACGACCTGTGTGCGCCGCCGGGGCCCACCGCGCGCCCCGCGCGCGATGTTGACCGGAAACCGTTCATCATGAAACGCCATCAGCGTGTCCTCTGGCCAAGTGCGACCGCGCGGCCGAGATCGGCTGCGATCTGGGCGCGCGATTGCCGGAACCCCTCGACATCGCGCACATTGTTGAAGTTGACGACGATAGGCTGGTCACCGCGGCCCCGACGCCCGCGCGTCTCGTCGATCACGCGTTCGCGCGGATGCATGACGGCCAGAAACCCACCGCGCCCGTCCAGCCCGCCCGATCGCGCGCCAAAACCGGTATGTCCACCGCCGTCGAAGCTCGCCAGCGGCCCGCTGCCCATAGCGTTCAGTGGCCCGCCGCCCAACAGCCCGCCAAGGGCGTTGTTCAGACCCGATGCAAGCGGCCCCAGGATAAAGCGCCGCGCGCCGATCATCGCGAAATCCGCCAGAATGGAGCGCACCAGATCGCTGACTTCCAGCTTGCCCGTGCGCACGAAATCCCCGATCGTGGATTCCGCCGAGCGGAACGCGCCGGTCATCGCGTCCCCGATGCCCTTACCCCAATCAATGGCCTGCTCTGCGTATTTCGCAAGCGAGTCTGAAACAGCATCCCAGCCTGTCAGGGCTTCTTCGCCGGCCTCTTTCAAGTCCTTGCCGGTCTGGCGAGCGGCACCGCCTGCGCGCCCCAAAGCGTCTTCCAGTGTCGCCACGGACGTGATCACATCATCCAGCACATCATCATCTGCAGTGGCATTGAGCACAGTGCGCATATCCTCAATTGCAAGACGTGCATCTGCGAATGCATCCACGACATTGGTTTTCAAGGTCTCGGCCAGTTGGTCGGCCTCAAAACTTGCCCCTGCGGCCGCCATGCGTGTGCTGTTGCCGAAGGTATTGGCAGAATCTGCCGCTGATTTCAGCGCATCTGACAGCGCCCCGAAGCCCATGACCCCTTCAACGCTGGTTCCCATCCAGCGCAGGAAATCCGACCAGCGGAAGGTCAGGTCTGCAACCAGATCAAAGAATTGCGCGCGGATGCTGGTCCAGACGATTTGCAGCGCATCGGGGATGAGGGCCGCACTTGTCTTGATCCCCTCCCAGACACCAACGGCAATGCGGCCCAGAATGGACAGCGCCTCGCCAAACCCGCCGACAGAGCGCACCAGCTGGCCCAACCAATAGATCAGCTCGCCAGCGCCAACGATCAGGGCGCCGATGCCGGTGCGGATCAGCGCGGCACGCAAGGCTATCAGCGCGCTGGTCAGCGTCATTGTGGTTACGCGCGCGGCCACAATCGCTGCGACATAGCGCACTGCCATGAAGCTAGCAAAAGAGATTGCGATGGCGGCCACGCGTTCAAGATTGTCGGCGAGATAGATGATCCCGTCGGCCACCATGCCCGACGCGCGCAGCATCTGGTCCCATGTGCCCACCAGTTCCAGCGCAGCATTGCCCATCAGGACAAAAGCATCGCCGATGGTGGCCGGCATGCTGTCGGCTTCCTCGCGCAGCAGCGCCAGATTGCCCACCAGCGCATTGCGGATCACGTCGCCAGTGATCAGCCCTTGCGCCCCGAGGGTGCGCAGCTGGTTGACGCCCACGCCCATTTCCGCCGCCAGAAGTTCCGCAACGCGGCCCCCGTTCATGATGACAGTGTTGAGCTGTTGGCCGCGCAGCGCGCCAAGCGCCATGGCCTGCGAAAGGGCGTTGGAAATCTGCTCGGCCCGCTGCTGGCGCGCGCCGGATACGACAATTGCGTTGTTCAGCGCCTCTGTGAAATCAAGGCTTTCGCGCGTGGACATTCCCAGCTCGCGCAGGGCTGTGGAATTTGCCAGATAGCTTTCCGTGGTCTGCTCAAGGCTCGAATAGGTGCGCCGCGCCATCTGTGCCAGCCGGTCCATGACGGCCGCACCTGTTTGCTGTGATCCGGTGGCCAGATCGACGCGCGAGCGCAGATCTGTCCAGGTATCGGCATAGCGCGCCAGCTCGCGCACACTGACTGCAGCGCCCAGCACCCCCATAACGCGCCTGACCACGCGACCGGCAGCAGCGGCCTGATCCTCGATGCGCCCGAACTCGCGCGTGCCGGCATCGCCCAGCCCCTTGAATTCCGCGCGTACTTTCCCGCCCCCTTGGGCAGAATAGCGAACGGAGACGCGTTTCTCACTCATGGGTGGCCCCTTGGGCTTGCTCGTTGAACTTGCGGGCCATGACAGGCTCGATGACAGGCAGCAGGGCTGCGGTGATATGGGCGGGAATGCCCATTGCCTGACCCATGGCCAGCGCGGCGGTCATATCCCAGCCGATGATGCGGCCGTTTGAAACGCGCAGCTGGCCGCCCAGCCGCATGGCCAGACGCCAGACCTGCGCGCCCTCATAGGTTACCGGCGCGTTTTGGGTTTGCGGGCAGGTTTCGCAGCGCGACGGGCAGGCCGCGCAGTATTCGGGACCACCGCCGAAATGCCAGTCAGCGAGGCCCCTGATCCGTTTCCCTCTTCGGCCAGATACATCGCAGGGGCCATATAGCTTTCCTGAAACTTCCGGAACACTGACGGGATGCGCAATAGCGCCTCAACACCGTCGTCAAACGGCTCGGGGATCGGGCGGCCGTCTTCATCCTCCATCCCTTCCCACGCGATGATGGCGCGCTTAGCCAGTGCAATGGCCAGCGCCAGACCCACGCGCTGCTTTTGCGCAGAACTCATGGCGACCAGTTCCGCATTATCTTCGGGGATTACCTCGCCGCCCAGGGCGTCGACAAAGTCGGGGTCTGCCTGTGCCTCGCCCACCAGTTCGATATCAGCGGGCAAAAGCTGGACGCGCACGCAGGGGCCGAGTTCAAGCCAGACGGGTTTGCGGGAAATATTCAAACGCAGCATCAGTAGGCCTCCAGATCATTGACAAGGGTGAGGGTGCACATGCGGCCCACAATCGGATCGAGGGCCGCTTGCCATTCGAAGGAGGCCTGCACGCCTTGCGGGCCGTTGATTTCGCGGCGCGGGCGCGGCAGGTAGACCGCATGGGCGGTGATGGTCAGGCTTTCGCCTGAAGGAAGCGCCCAGCCGAACTCCAGTTCGCATGGTTCGCCATCGATGGCCTGCTGCAACAGCGTCGTATCGGAAAACCGCACATCCATCCGCCCTGTCAGCATGGCCATGCCGGGATCGGCCCCGTCGATCAGCCCGTCGCCGCGGATGGTTTCAATGCGGTCGAGGTTGTTCTGGTAGCTGACTTCGCATGACACGACATTGGCCAGCGCCGAGCCGTCGCGCATGATCGAGCCGTTGAAATGGCCAAAGCGCAGCAATTCGATCGCTTCCAATGTGCCGGTCTGTGCAGAGGCTGCGGGCGAGGTTTCCCCCTGCGGGATCAGCCGCGCGGTCGCGGTCAGAAGGCCCGCGCGCTGCATGGTGAAGGACAGCTGGTCCACACGGCAGCCCGGATACGTGGTGAAGCTGGGCACTTCCGGCATGCCGATCTCGATCGACATCGATGGCAGCACCCAGCTGCCTGACTGGAACACATGCGTGAAGATGCCATTGGGATCGCCATTATCCTCGCCCTCGGTGCTGGATGGCGCGCCAAAAGCCCCTTTCAGCCAGAAGCCAAAGGCGCGGGCGTCGATGGGGACAACGACATCGCCATCCGCAGTGAGCGCGTCCTTGATCGGGGCCAGCGGATCACGCCCGTAGCCCAGGAGCTCGCTTTGCAAAAGCGGCTGGTCGGCGCCAAGCGTGGAGGTTGCAAAGGGCATCCGCGTGTAGCCTGAAGCGGGCGGAGTGCCATAGACGGTTTCAAACGCAAGCGCCATTTGCGCCCGCGCCCCGTGTGCGCGTGCCATATTGTGTCCTTTCGTGTCAGGTTAAAGCAGCGTGTCAGCTGCGGAATAGTGCAGCTCCACTGTGATCGTGGCAGCTTTCAGGGTCTCGGCCCCCTCGATGGGGATAGACAGCGGGGCAGGGGCAAGGCCTTCGACCCAGTCGCAGCGCCCGCCCAAGGTGCGATCGGCGTCAATTGCCTCGCCCACTGCACGGGCCAGCGCATCAAACGCGGCATCGCGCGCAGCGGGTGCGCTATCGACCAGAATGTCGATCTCGGCGCGGTGCTGGTAATGATACTGCAGCGGTGAAAGTGTCACTTCCGGCTCGCCGGGGTCGCCATCGCGAAGGATCGCAACGCCACCTGACGCGATCCGCGACGGCAAGGTGTCATTGCGGTCCAGCAATTCGGCACCTGTCGGCATCACCGCCGCCAGCGCGACTTGAAGCGCATCCAGAATCTGCTCTCGCTTGCTGTTGGTCATTTACGTCCTCGGCCAGTTTGAAACGACAAGCCCCGGAATGCGCGCCGCCCAACGATCGGCAGCAGGCCCGAGATCGAGGCGCTTTTGCAGCTGCACCTGTGGCAGCATTATGAAAATAGGAACCGTCTGCGATCCCGTCTGGATTCCGTCCTTTCGAACCTTGCGCCGGTTCAGCACCGCGCGCCCGCGCGTGTTCATCCGTGTGTTGTCGGCAACCAGCAGATGAGGCCCCCCGCGGCGATATACGAAGCGCAGCTCCATCCCCGTGCGCTGCTCCCAGCCGCGTGGCGTAATACGCTTGCGACCCAGCCCGCGCTGGCCTGCCGCCTCTGTCGGGATGGCAAGATATGTGCCCTCAAAACCGCGAATGATCGCACCACGATCAAAGGCATCCAGCAAAACGGGCGCGCGGGTCCAGACCAGTGCGGCCGCGTTGCTGGAAGGCTGGCGCGGGAAGGTCTGCGCGCGGATGGTGCGCGCAAGGCGTGATCCCAGCCCGCCCGCTTCCACCTGACGCCGCCAGTCGGCCTGCAAGCCTTTGGCGGCCGCATTCAACCCCTCGCGCATGGCCTTGCGACCGGCACGTTCCTCGGCTTCCATTTCGGCCTTGAGGTTTTGCAGCACCTTCACGGAAATCATCAAGCAAGCACCCGCGCCTCGGCGGCCCAAACCAGATGCGCGGCGTCGCGCACCGGATCGGAGCGGATCTGGTAGAGCACGCTGCCTGCGTCATCGTCGCCAATCTCGATCGTGTCATCGCGCGCAAGTTGTGCGACCTCACTGATGCGGATATCAATCAGCACAGCATCCGCGACAAAGCGTCCGTCGCCGAAGCTGGCAATGCGGTCGGGTGCGCGAATGATCACTCGCACCGGCACGCCATCGCCTGTGCCGCCCGCGCGGTAGATCGCGTCATGGGACTGGTGCGGATCGGTGAACAGAATATCCGTGGCCGCGGCAAAAGCATTCATGTGTCGGAATTCCCTGTTGAATTGGAATGCGCACCGCCCGCATTCGGGGCGATGCGCAGCTCTCAGCCTGCGGCTTAGTTCGAGCTGTGCAGGCGGATGACGATGCGCGGGCGCTTGTTGACCGGCAGGATGTTGGATTCGGTCATCAGATCAATCCAGCGTCCTTTCGCCTCCACCAGCTGGCGGGCATACATTTCCTGCCCGATCGTGTTGGCAGCCTCCAACAGATCTGCAGGCGCGCCATAGGTGGTGAAGGTGTCCATCGTGCCCAGCGGGAAGGCCACGCCTTCATTGGCCGGAACCAGCCGCTCGGACGCGCCAGTCGAGAGGGTGCAGCTGCCGTTGTATTCCTCAAACAGGATACCTGCGAAGGGGAAGTTGCGGCGCATATCCTCGCGCAGCGGCTGCGCGCCGGTGGCGGCATAGAACTTATAGGCCTCCTCGGTTTTGGGGTGGCCGATTAGCTTGTCGAAAAACTCGCGGCTGACCAACGCATGCACAGAGGTCATCGTCTCGCCCAGCAAGTTGTCCTCGACTGCACGCAATACTTCACGACATTTTCCCTGCACATTGGTGCCATTGGTGCCCAGTAGGAAATCCACGCTGATCTGGCTGAGGCCGAACTCGGTGAAGTAATTGTAAAGCGTGGACCCGGCCCCGTCGCGCACAGTGCCGCGCAGCGCGTTCATTTCCATGAATTCGCGGGTCTGGGCATGCTTGCGGCGCATCAGGGTCAGCTTGCGGTTCATCACTTCGGACAGGGGATCTGCCTCGACCGATGACCCGAGTGCCGGCTGGCCCTGAATATCCATCACGGTGATGACATCATCATGGGGGATATGGGGCACAGCAAACGAGCGCATCGAGCGCCCCTCGCGTGTGCCGACCGTGGCTGGCGCGCCCCAGGGCACAGTGGGCAACAGGTTCAGCTGGCCTTCATATTGCTCGATGATGACGCTGCGTTGCGTGACGCCTTCAAAACGAAACAGGCCGATCTGGCCCAATCGGGTATAGAGATTGGGCAGGATATTGATGGCCTGCGTCATCTCCGCAAGTGAATAGCCCCCGGCATCAAACGGGTTGCGGGTGATGGTCATGATAACTCTCCTTGAGAAATTGCGCGAGGAAGCTGCGCATGAAACGACACCGCCCGCCTTTGTGGGGCGGGCGGTCGCATGTCGTCAGGTGGTGGGCAGGCGTCAGACGTTCTGGCGTGCGACAATGCCCAGGGCAGTCAGTTGCTCGAGCTTGGCTGCGCGTTTGTCGTCATCATCGACCGAAGCGTCATAGACCAGCATGCCGCGCGCAACGATGGCGGGCCCGCGCTTGATGATCACGCCGGTGCGGTCGCCATCACTGGCGTCCACGGCCTCGATCAGAACAGCATTGGCCAGCTGCTCGCCCGTGTCCGGCTCGGCAGCGGTGTCGGGCGACAGGGTATATTTGCCGATGTGATCGCCGGAGGTGATCCGGCCCAGCACCGAGCCCAGCTGGTAATTGGTACCAGCCAGAAGGGTGATGGCCTCTCGGGTATAGTTCTTGTCGAGATCGAGTTTCAGCAGATCGCCCTCGGAGGGCGGTTTAACAAGCGGTGCCATAAGGGGATCCTTTCAATGGCTGTGGAATGGGGGCGCGATGGGGACCGCGACCGGAGGTTAGTGCCGTGCCACGACCTGACTGGCCGCGCGTTTCGCGGCAGCCACGATCGGGCTTTCCTTGGGCTTGGTTGATGCGG